GGTGGACTCGGACACCTACGTCTTGACGGCCGGAGCAATCACCAAAAGACCGGAAGTCGCTTCTAATGTCGAAGGCGATATTGAACAGGCAGTAAGCGTTTACACCATTCAATTCGCCTACGCTACTAGGAGTCTCGGCTAATGAAAGTTAAGCTACCTAGCGGCGCGGAATTAGTTGTCACCCCGCTTGATTGGGAAGAGGCTTGGGATATCAGCCAACGTGTGCTGGCGGTTATCGAGAAGCTTGAATTGGATTTGAAGGGCATTAACTGGACCGATATTCAGTCCAAGGATGTTCTCAATTTCAAAGGCCCAATCTGCCAAATCCTGTCTTCCAAGGTGGTATTTGACGCGGCTAAAGACTGCTTTAAGAAATGTACTTATGCCGGAATGAGAATCGACAACACGACCTTCAATGACTCCAAGGCCCGTGGCGATATGCTTATTGCATGTTTCCATGCGCTGAAGGAGAATTGCGCCCCTTTTTTCGGAAGTCTGCTTTCCGGTTTGAAGGCACCGTAACGCGAGAAGGCAGTAAGGTTAAAGTCGATATCAAAATGGAACGGCACCGCTTCATTGTGTGCGAGTTGTCGGCTTCAGGCATGGGAACACCGGGCGACTTGATGAGAACGCGGGCCGACTTAGTAGCAGATGCCTACGATTACCTGTTCTTTAAGAACGAGTACCAAAGGCGGCAAATGGAGGCGGATCGTGAAAGTCGGTGAGATATTCATACAACTCGGGTTTGAAGTACAAGGACGCGATCAGGCTTCCGGCTTTCAAAGCATCGTAGACTCAATAGCTAAAAGCACTGCCATTCTTACGGAGACTATTGAAGAACTCCGGCAGGAATTTATTGAGCAGATGGAAGGCACAAAAAAGACGGCCGCTGCGACAAAAAAAGCGGGCGATGAAACCGAGAAGAACACCAAGAAGACTAAAGAGAATAAGGTCGCTGTTTCCCAACAGGTTGGGGAGTTGTGGAAGGCGCGACTTGGGTTTGTGGGACTGGCCGCGGCTATAGTTTATACGACCCAAAAAGCCTCTGCTTACGCACAGGCGCTCAATGTATTTTCGAATACCACGGGTCTTAGTTCGCAACAATTACAGAAGTGGGAGCAACACGCGGCATCGGCGGGAATCACTGCCGAGGAGATGGCGTCTACCGTCCGAAATCTACAGAAAGCTGGGACTGACGTGTTGATGGGCCAGGGCAACGCGAAGCCTTGGGCGTTCTTAGGCTTGGCTCCATCACAAGATCCGTTTGACGTGTTGGAAAAGCTCAAGGCATCACTAAAATCGGTGCCTACGGCGTTGGGTTCCCGCATGGCAGAAGAATTGGGATTATCCGATGCGATGATATCATTCTTGCGCGAAGCGGAACAACTACCCCAAGGTGAAGAGGGTCTGCTTTTAAAAGACAGTGATCTGAAAAGATTGAAGCAATTTAATATTTATTTCAATCAGACTTTGGATACGGTCAAGCGGCAAACTCGACAATTTGGAGTGGTCATGGCTCCGATTGCCGACTACATGTTGTACGCTTTCGGGAAGGTGGCGGATTCGGTTTTGTACCTCACAACCCAGTTGGGGAAGTTTAACGACCTTTCGGGTGGTGAGTTTTTCCAAGTTTTGACTTTGGGGGCTCTAGGACTTGCTGCGGCTTTGTTCCCTTCCACTTTTGCTGCGGCCGCGTTTCTATTGGTTTTTCAAGATATCGTTGGGTTCTTTAAAGGTGAGAACAGTGTTTTCGGTTTTTGGTTGAATCAGTTATCGTCGTTAAAGGATATCCTAGAGTCCATTCCCGCACTGATTGCAACAATCGTGGACAAATTGACTGGCGGGGCATTTACTGAACAGATTACCGCGGTACTACAAAGCGTGACCGGAGGATTAAAAGAACTGGCGGGTGTGGAAGGTGCGGGCTTTGGAAACCTAGATAAGAACGTTTTTGCTATGAAACAAGCGATCATGCCTAACATACCCGGCGACTATCTAACTTTGGCACAGTCGGGGGTAACTTCATCGATGAAAGAGAAGCCCGTCGTCAATAACAACATAAACATTACAGTCGATGGTTCGAAAGACCCTAAGCGTACCGGGTTTGAGATTGAGGCGATACTGAGTAAGCAGAATAATTTCTCCTTGCGCCAGATGCCGATAGGGGAGGCACCATGAGTCTTCTAAATTCACTCGGGCAATTTTCGACGGCATTGCAGGTAGGTGGTGGCGTAGCGTCTTTAGCCGGTGCGGCTAAAGCTTTAATCAAACCCAAGAAGGCCATCCCCGGAATTGGTGGGTTCGTTTTCGACATACCCGAAACAGAGACAGTGAAGCTTCAGGCCCAAATAACACGGCACTACGCGCAAGATAACTACTCACTTGGGGACCACATCGCGTTTGAACCAGCAACGCTAACTCTGGTGGGTGACATCGGCGAATTAGTCATGACTAAATCCAAATACGAGAAATTCGCGCAGCAAGTGATTGATAGACTATCCCCGCTATCTGCATTGGCCCCAGGGCTATCGACCAGCGCATCCCAATATCTATCGGAGATATCCCGATTGAAATCGGCATCTGAATCGACGATGAAGCAATTCGATTCTCTCGCGGATGCTTTCGGTTTCTCACTACGAGATGGTGAGGGGAACCTGATCGTTGGGGATACCCGAAGCGCACAGCAACGCGCTTATGACACCCTGTCTCAAATGTTTTATGGGCGATCCGAAATAACATGCGAAACACCGTGGAGGACATTCGGGCCGGGGGATAAAGAATCTCAGACCGAATTGGAGATTGCTTCGGGCGTGGCACAGAGATCCTTTGGTCACTTTCCCATGGTAATAGAGTCGCTTGAATTCTTCCAAGACGACGACACGAAAGAACTCTCACGCGTGACCGTGACACTAACGGAGTTTCGTACCGTCAGTATTGATGCCGGAAAGGGCGCTTTGAAAAAACGGGCCGCAAAACAGGCCGCGAAAAAAGTCGTTAAGGGTAAGCCAGCCGGGGACAACAACACGGCGCTCATGGAACTAGGACAAGGAATCGGAGGCCCCTAACATGCTAAGTATTGTTGAAATAACCGAAGAACCAAGGCAAGAATTCACCCTTCCAATTATTGGATATTCCGATGCTACAATGCTTTTGGAATGGAAAGAGACTCAGAGTGCATGGTTCATGACTTTGACTTGGGAGGACCGGGTACTATCGAATCTTAGAGTTTCAAGGGCGGACAATATCATATCCGCTTATAGAACAAGTTTCCCTTTCGGTATAAACGTTACCACCACTAATAGGCAAGACCCGATTACTGATACCGCGTTTAGTAAAGACGGCGCGATACTTAGCATTCTATCGGAAGCGGAGCTTATTCAGTATGGAATTTAAGCACACACGCCACTACGAGTTGAAAGTTGAAACTGAAGACGCCAACGTTATTACGGACGCGAATGGTAACACTCGACTAGTCGGTACGTCTATAAATCATATTACCATCACACCTCCGATAACTCTAAAATTTGAAGTTGAGAGGAACAATCTAGCGTCGGCCAATACCGCCAATTTTAAAATCTATAATCTTAACGCAGCAACGCGTAACGGTCTTATGCGCGACCCCATGGATATGATTAGTTTACGGAACGTGAACTTTAATGCGGGATATCGTCAGGGTACTGAACGTCTAATGGCAACACTATTTGAAGGTAATGTAAAATCAGGTCTATCCAGTCGCCAAGGAACTGAATGGGTAACTGAACTCGATTGCTTCTTTGGGACTCAATTAGGACAAGTCTCGCTAACAGAAGGGCCGGGCATCACAAAAAAGAATTTGATTGAGAAGATTGCGGGGACAATGCCAGGTGTGAAAGACGTAGTGGTCGGTAATAAAGGATTGGACATGCTCAAACGGGCGGTGTCGGTATTCGGTAACTCATTTCAAATGGTCAAAGAGTTGATGGCTAATGGTGTCACCATCGACAATGGGGTACTTCAGGTTTTAAGTGATGACGAAGTAATATATGGCGATATTCAGCTTGTCAAAGCCTCAAGCGGCCTACTCGGTGTCCCTAAACGGTCCAAAAATTTTATCGAATTCGACATGATGTTTGAACCACGTATTAAAATAAACCAATTTTTAAAGCTTGAAAATGATATTCTGTCGTCGGCGATTACCTCGAAAGAGAGATTGCTTAATAACTTCGATGGTGAATACAAGGTGGTGGGGCTCACGCATCGTGGAACCATATCGGATGCAGTGTGTGAAGACGCGATAACCACAGTATCATTGTGGTATCTACCAAACTTTACGAGGGTTAAGTCATGACCTTGGGACCCGGCGCACTGGCGCAGCCAAAACTTACGGATTTATTGGATGCATATTCTACTCAGATAAGTCGAAGCTTGAATTGCATGTTGATTGGTAAAATAGTCTCTTTCGACAAAACCACCAATACCGCTAAGGTCAATGTAGCTATCAAGCGTAAATTAGCTAATGGGTCAACGGTGAACTATCCCGTACTAGCTGACTGCCCGGTGATCCATTTACAGGGCGGCGGGGCGTTTCTTGAATTCCCGATTACTGAAGGCGATACGTGTGTGGTGCTATTCAGTGATCGCAGCATCGATAGTTGGTTCATATCCGGCACCATCGATGTTCCCGACTCCTCCCGGACCCATTCAATATCGGACGGTATCGTACTGGTAGGCGTACAACCTAAAACTTCGGCCCTTGTACTTGACGGCGATAGCGTCAATCTTAACGCCAAGACACACAAGCTTAAATTGCAGAATAACGACTGCTCAATATCTATTGACAGTGGCGTGAAAGTGGATGCGAAAGCGAAGAAGATTCGTGTAAAGAATAACGCAAAGAACTTGAAAGCGATTCTTGAAGCGATGTTAGATGCGATGATCGGCGCGACGGGTACGGCGGCTGTGGACTCCGTAACACATTTAGGTACTTGCGCGATTACGGCAAACGCCAACATTGCGGCAATTAAAACTCAAATTGCCCAACTACTAGAGGACTAAAAAAATGAAATTTCGTGGTTCTAAATTATCGGATGATTGGGACTTCGGACGTGGGAAGCAATGCTACCTCACGGACAACGATGCTATCGCAATCAACATCGCCACAACGCTTCGCACCTTCGAGACGGAGTGTTTCTATAACGAGAATTTCGGGGTGCCGTGGTTCAACCTTCTGGGCCAGAAGCAAGTGGACGCCTTGTTGCTGACACTCCGGCAGATGATTGGTGAATGCTACGGCGTGGTGAGGGTCAACGAACTTTCAGCGGAGATGGCAGAAGACCGTTCTGTTGTGGTAAGGTATTCCGTAAGCACAATCTTTTCTTCTGACTTAGGTGGGAGTGTGACCATATGAGCGTTGTCAACTATGTGGACTCCACCGGATTGGTCACGCAAACACGCACCGAGATTTTTGACGCCTTGGTGCTCGCGTTTCAGACCATCTACGGTACCGATATCGCCCTCGGCGCGAACAGTCCCGACCGGCAGATGATTGAAATTTTGACGCAAGCTAAAATCGACATGCTTGAAGTCGCAGCGGACGTTTACAACTCTTTCAATCCCGATGCGGCAGTGGGTAGGACTCTCGACTCTCGTGTGTCGATTAACGGCATCAAGCGAAATTCTGCGACACCAACTCGGACAATGGTGAGCGTTACCGTGGACCGAGCGCTTGACCTCCCAGGCTCGGACACGAGCACAACGCCGTTCACGGTAGCTGATAGTGCGGGCAACAAATTCGCACTCGACGAAACAGTGTCGCTCACTACCGGCACACATAGCTTGGCGTTTACAGCAGTCGTTACCGGCCTAATCGATGTGGTGACTAACAACGTCACAACGATATCGACCATCACCTTGGGCGTCACGGCGGTCAATAATCCCACGGCTCCCTACCAAACGGGAACCGATGAAGAGACAGACCCCGAGCTTCGGTTGCGTCGATTGGCAAGCGTGTCACTCCCATCCTTGGGCTTCCTCGGGGGCTTGCAAGGCGGATTAAAGTCCGTATCGGGAGTCACCGACGCCATCGTTTACGAGAACAACACAGGCACAACGAACGGCTATGGCATTCCCGCGCACTCCATTTGGGCCATCGTCGATGGTGGAACCAACGCAGATATCGCAGCGGTTATCAACACCAAACGAAACGCCGGTTGTGGGATGCGCGGTACGGTTACAGTTCCTACCACCCAAGTGAATGGCACGGTACTTAATATCGCTTTTGACCGTCCTATTACCGAGAATCTATACATATCTCTGCATATATTGTCTCTCGATGTGAATCACAGTATCGACGCTGATTATTTGAAGCAAGCGATATTTGATGGGATTCAGTACAGCATTTATGAGCCTGCCGACTATACTGCCATCACGACTTTAGTGAAGACTAAAGACCCGCTGGCGGTCGTGACTACCGGTGGCGTTTCCACGACAGCAGGCAGCTACCAAGGGTTCATTTACCCAACGTCTATTCAACATAAATTCGTAGTAAGTAAGGCGCGTATCGAAATTACGGGGTCAATCTAATGGCAGACACCACGTCCGAAGTAATTGCATATTACCAAGAATTGCTTCTATCTCAATACGTCGGTAAACCGA